ACTTGTATTGCCTAATGGTTGTATCCAGTCTCCTGCTTTAAATAGTGTATCTGCTCCTGTGGCCGCACTGGCATTTATGTAAATGTCTGCGCCATTGTAATCTCTTAATGTACATGCATTGTTTGTTTGTCCATTTAAGTTTGCTGTAAGATAATTCATACCTGCATTATTAGTGATGCTTATATTAGCCTCTGTTGTTCTGTCCAAGTTATCTAATGCTTGTAGTGTATCTCTGTTTGTACTATAAGTTAAGCCATTATGTATACCAAAAGTTATACCGTATGGACTAGGACCACGTTCTGCAGTTTTATATTGTCCTGATCTGCTTATACTACTACCTGTTATAGGCCTAGCATTTATTGTCATAAATGTAGCATTGTCAATTACTGTTTGTAATCCTGCCATTATATTCTCCCGGGTTGTTTACGCCTGCCGGCTTCTGTTACTGCAAATACAAAACTAGGATCCTTTGCTAATGCCATCTGGAAAGATTGCGAATCGACTGCATTTATATTGTAAGTTACTGATGTGCCACCACCTATTTGTCCGTTAGGTACTATGTTACCTCCCATACTACCCATTTGTAGAATTTCAGGCCCTTCTTCTCCTACGAGGTATGTGCCTCCAGCACTTACAGGACCACCTCTGGCTTTTGGCACAAATGATGCTTGTCCACCTGCACTAAATTTTATTGGCATATTAAATGCACCAAATATACTAGATAATATAGGTTGTATTATCATTAATCTTAATGCCTGTGCAATCATATCTTTAACAATTTTCTTAAAGAAGTTTTTAAATGAATCTAAAGTACTTTGCCCTTCAACTAATGCTGTTGCTAAATCTTCACTTAAGGCTTTTTGTGCATTACCTAATGTATCTAGGAATCCTACTTTTATCTGTTTACCTATATCTCCTAATGTAGTAGCCAAATCTTTTGTATTTTGTTTTATTCTTTCTGTAGCAACAAATACTTTAGCGGCTTGATCTTCCATAATAAAGCCTAAATCTGTTATACCTGGTATTTCAGGAGTTTCTATTTCGCCAAAGTCTANACTTAGATCTTGGAAATTATCCTGTATCTCTTTGTATTCTTCTGGTATCTCAAATAAACTAGCACCTTTTTTAAATCCTTCATTAAATTTTTCTGCTAATTTACTACCCATGTCGCCAACTGCTGGCAATTCATAATTTAAAGGATCTGAAAAAAACTTACCTATTTCTTTTGCTGGGCCTATAAGTAATTGTAAAAATGCCTCGCCTAATCCTCTTAAGACTCCTAATACTGTATTTGCAAATATTTTTATACCAACTACTAATTTGTTTCTAAATGTATCATCAACTGTTGCTAAATTACTAACTAATTCTGCAACTTTTACAACAATCAAGCCAAAACCTACTAGTAACACGCCTCTGATTGTAACAAATGCGGCTAAAACACCTCCAATCGCAGGTATTATACTTAAAATTGCTTTAGTAACACCTACAATCCTTCTGGTAATAAGTGTAACACCACTTACAACTGCTGGTGCTAATAGAGCCGCTATTATGGCACTAAATTGATCAAGTTTATCTAATACTGGCCCTACTTTTGCGGCTAAGTCTTCAAATACTTGGCCTAAATCCCTAAATGTTCCAACAAACTCTGTTGCTTCAGTAGTTGCATCTGTTAAACTTGTTAAAATAGCATCTAAGGCTGGTTCTAGTCTTACAAATATTTCTGCGGCTAAATTTTGTACAGCAATTTTTAAATTACTAAATTTTACACTTACATTATCTAATTTTGTTTGTAATACACCACCAAATCTTTCTTGTAATCCGTCTGTTAATGCGGCAATAATTTGGTTTGCGCCTTCTGTTGTTTTACCGAATTCAGATACTTCTAATCTAGCAAGTCCTAATTTTTCCTGTAATATTTGGAAAACAGGAATACCTCTGTCTGCTAATCTGTTTAAGTCTTCTAATCCTAAACCACCTGCTGTACTTCTGGATACTAAATCTAATGCGGCTTGGAATGTGCCCATTTGGTCTGTTGTTACACTGGCAGTATCGGCAAATACCATTAATAGTTCTTCTGTTGGCTCAACACCTGCACCTTTTAACTGTATAAATGCATTAGTAAGTGTATCTACACCAAATTGTGTTCGTAAACTAAAGTCTTTTATACGTTTAAATGCGGCTTCACCTTTTTTAGCACTACCAAATACTGCATTTAAACTGTCTTGTAAATCCTGAAACTTTGCACCCGTAGTTACTATGCCTTGCAGTCCTTTTGCCGCGGCAATAAGTCCACCAACAGCGGCGGCTACTTTACCAAAAGCGGCTACACCTCCTTTCTCAAAACTTTGTACTTCGCCTTTACTTTGCTTTATAGACCTGTCAAATTGTTTTGTGTTGGCAGTAAGTGTAACTGTAATATCTTGGGCCATTATATTTTCCTCAATAATTTTTTAATTATACTAGGTAATTTTTTTAAACTAGGATCTATAAATCCCTTTGGTGCCTGTTTACTCCAGCCTTTGTTTAACCTACCTGCATAAGGGTAATTACTTTTAATTTGTAATTTTGAACTCTGATTTAATTTTGTTTTATTACGGGCATTACCACTTCTAATAGGTGTATTTGATTTTACCACAGGAGCAAGTTCTTCCATCATGTTTTCAGGAAAATTATTTAACAATTTGTTTATGCGTCTGTTAAATGTACTTGCATCTACTTTCATTCTATACCTCTTGTCCTATTAAATACTTCTGTTAGTTGCTCTTGACTAAATTCGCTAGTATCTGGTGCTTTGCCTGATTGTTTATCAGACATCATTTTTTCCATTCCCATCGCGATATCTATTACTAAAACATCTAATGTGTCAGCATGTTTCCATGCATAACTAGGTAATACTCCATACCTTTTCGCTATAGCATCAATTAATAAAAATGTACCTGTTTCTCTATCTTTTTCAGATATCGGATGGGCTGTTACTTTCCCAAATGTTCACTAATTAATTCTACTGCTTTACCCAATACATCTAAAGGCAATGTGTTACCGTCGTCCATGACAGGATTTCCATCCTTGTCCAGGATTAAATCTTTTATTATGTCTAGGTATTTGTGTATCTCTTCCTGTTTAGCACTTGCTAACTTGCTGAATACATCTAATGATTGTCTGTCATAAATCCAAAAACTTAATGCATCACCATATTTTTCTACAATGGCATCATCTGTTATTTTTAGTTCTATTAGTTTGGGTTTTGTTGCTAATTCTGTAATTTGCATATCTTTATTCCTTTAAATCTCTATCTTTTAAATTGTGAATAGCACTACTTACGAATGCTAATCTGTTTGATGCTTTCTCAACATCTCGCTTGGCGCACTTTACTTCATTCTGTGCCTTCGCTATCTCCATCTCCATCGACGTCAGTATCTCCTGTATCGTGTGATCGTTCCATATCTTCATGTGGTTCCTCTATATCTGTATTTATCCATTTTCCGCCTTCTGGTAATTCAATACCATGCTCTTTGGCATACTCGTCTAAATCATGTTTTTCGCCAGCAATACTAATAGTTCTATCAGCATGACCAGTCCAAACACCATTTACGAATAATCTTAAAAATTTATGTTCCATGTTTTTCTCCTAAAATACAACACCCCCAAACTGAGGGTGTTATAAGTTGTAAAGTTTTTAACTTTCTACGGTTTTAGTCAATTCTCCATTAACAATGATTTCCACAGGGGATAACCAAACTGCACCATCTATAGATGCTGTTGGGGCCAGTCCGCCAATGAAACCTCTTCCTGAAAGGAAGATATCGCCGGTTGTACCTGTACCAGTAAAACTTACTGAGAAACTAATCTCTTGTTTGTTTTTACTGACACCAAACAATCCGTCCTGGACTGCTAGGTTAACGTTTGATCCTGCACCGAACATAACTGTTTCATCAACTAGTAAGTTGAGTGAAAGGCCATTTTCGTTAACAGTTGTAAATGCACTTGAACTTGTTGAGTCTAATGTGCTGTACCTTACTGTTCCAGGGGTTGCGTTTACTGTGATATCTTGTACAAAAGGAACAACTAGTCCACCCGCGTTCCCAGGCGTTGCCTGAGTGTCGGCTGTTGCCTTTACGGCGTTTGCTCCGATTGTGAGGATTGCTTGTGTACCGTTAGTTACGTTAATTACTGCCATGATATTCTCCTATATGGTTGTAAAATTATACTCGAAAGTATATGTTATTACATCACCTTCTGTGTCAGTCTCATAATCACTAGCACTATCTGTAGTACTACTAATTACGTTCCTGGCTAAAAGGATGTTTGCAACAACGGTGTTTATATCGCTTAATTGATTTTTAGCATCTACTGACAAATACGCATTAACTGTAGTAACAGTTGAATTCACATTGGACTGATCCAGTGTTCTATACAACTGCTCTACATTAATTTGTTCTTCGTCTACGTAAACAGTTTTCATATTTTGCAAGTATAAAGGATTATCTCCAGTTTCCCATGGCAACTCCTGACTAAGTTTTACGTTAGTATGAGTAGCCAAGTTAGTACCTAGTTGAGTTAATATGTCTGATCTAACAGTCATTATTTAACCACCACTATATTAGTACGTCTTCTGGACCTTCTTACTTGTTGATAATATGTTGCTTTTTCATCTACTTGTATGGTTCCATCTCCATCAGCATCATACCAATCTGACAATGCAGTCAATTCTTCATAAATTGAGTTGTATTTGTCATTATAGTATGTGATCTTGGTTACACCTGCACTTTCTTCGTTACCAAAGTCAGCGATTAAAGGAAATATATATTCCTTTAAGGTATAATACACGCACATGTCTGTAAACTGCTGTCTACGTCCAAGTGCGTTACCTGGATCAATGTTGTCTGGATTGATGTTGGGAATATTGTTTATATCGTAGTCTATACCGGCATAAAAACAATAATTTCTCCACCATGAACTGGCTTTTAACTTCAGCAATATACGATTAGTACCTTTTTCCAACATGTCTTCCACAAAGTCTGTAGTATCAACAAAGCCTGACTCTGCTGGTATTACTAGTTCGTTTGCTTCAAACACACGTTGGTCTTTCTGTACTACATCTGTAAATTCTGCAAATGAGATTACATTTCCGTTCGCGTTAGTTATAAATGCCATATCAATTATCCTCTAATTTAAGATGCGTCTGCTAAGTTATTGCTTCTATAGATTGTTGCACCTGCCAACATGTTAACTAATGCGTTTCTCAATGCATTGTTACCTAAGTCGGATAGTGAACCTACAGTAGATCCCCCAACACTTGTTAACTGTTCGTTAATCGCAAATTCGTATGAAGGCGAAATAATCGCTACATATGAACCATCTGCACCCGTGGGGGCTGATGCCGCTCTTAAAATTGCAGTAGATTGTGCAATTTGTTTTACGTTAACCACTGCTGAGTTGGCTGATCCTACAGCATCTCTGGCAATAATTCTTTGACCGAAACCAGATCTTAAAGTTGTAAAGCCGTTTCTGACTGTTCCTCTAAATTGGTGTACATCGGTGTTTGGATTGTACCATGTAGAGATACTAGGTTCTCTTTTAGATACATAAGCCATACCTTCTGGTGACATAACAATGTTAGTTGTAAATAACGTGTTTGAGCCTGCTTCACCAAGTGCCGCCGCGTCAAAACCTGTTTTGGCTGCTAAGAAACCTGCTCTGTCTGTTGCTTCCGCAAGTCCACCTGCTAGTCTTGTTAGTGTTGCTTGTTGTACTAATGAAAATCCACCATCTTCTAATGATTCTTCAGTTACGTCTGTTCCTACACCCCTTTTCTGGAATGCAACGTTTGCCGCTGTTGGTGTTAAGTCATCTGCGGAACCAATGTTTCCACCTTCTGCTACGTTAGGTGCAATAGTATACTGATTTGTTAACGGTATACGAACTTGGTCACCTGAAACACCTTCAACGTTCATTTGCATACTAATAAGTTGCTGATTTGGTAGTAATACCGCGTCCATGTAATATGGAACTAGATCTGCAACAATATTAGCCAACATTTGTTGAATAGTTGTTGTATTTGTCATAATATTCTCCTATATGTTTGACAATATGTTAATTATTTCGGCATTTCTGCTTTTACCATTTGATCGGTAATTGCATCTTTGCCTTTATTTTGATACTTACGGATACGCATGTATGCCGCTCTGTATTCAGCACTGGAGTTTAATTTCGCTTCGTCTACTGCAACTTGTTTAGTAGGCTGTTGCGTTGAATTAGTTTCTCCAAACTGTAAATCAACACCCTGTTTCCCAAAGTTTAATCCTAATGATTGTCCTACTGTATTAACAGCCGCTTTGTAGTCTGGAGTTTCGCCATCTGTAGTTAGGTAATCGTTTCCGTTCCTAATAGCAAATGTTTCACCCTCTACTGCTAACATGTCACGGGCTTTCATCAAGTCCACGACTGCTGTTTTTTGTTCAGGAGTCCAGTTACCTGGCATCGCTGATTGTAGGCTTCCCATATGATCCTTTAGTAGCAAATCAGTTTTAAGACTAGACACTTGTTTTTGTAGTTCGTCCACAGTTGCTTCTCTTTTCTTAACAGCGGCTCTTAATGATTCAACATTAAGTGTACCACCCTCTTCTTTAGAAGTTTCTTGTAGTGTGCGTACTACTTTTTTAACACTATCAATACTATCTACATTTAGGTCTTGAATTAATTTATTCTCAACTTCATGTTTAGCATTACTGGCAATACGGTTAGTGTCGTCACGAGTATAAACTCTAACTCCATTAACAAACGTTTTACCGTCTCTAATCTCAACACTAGGTGCTGTATTAATCTCAGATTTTGTATCACTGGACTCTGCTTGTACATTGTCAACAGGATTTGCAGTATCTGTTACTGGCTCAGCAATTTCAGGCTGTGCAACTGTATTTGTGGTATTATCCATCTTTTCTCCTTTTATCGTAGAAGTAAACGTATTTTCGTTTACGGGGTCACCCCCTACCTTAATGCCTTCTTACAGGCTATTATTCGTTGTACTGTTCATGGCAATTTGCCCTAAACGTTGTTTAATCTTTTCTTTTATATCCAATTTAAAATCAGGATCTGATATATTTTCTGATGCTAATGCTTCTAAATATTCCTGCATGTTTCTAAATGGCATCCAGTATAATCTGGAATCGTCGATATGCCTGTGTGCTATAGGATCACCGCCCATACGTACTGCTTCTGCTTGTGCTTCTTCTTCTGTGTCGTATTCTCTTGCGGCCATATCGTGTAAGTCTGCTGTAAATACTTTATCGTATCTCTCATAACTTAATAATAATTTGTCTATCTCTGCTAATTCATTTTCTAAACTTTTTACGTTGAAGTGTCTGTTATAACTGATTGCAAACTGTTCTGGCATTGGATCTCCTTCCCAGTCAAACCACATTCTCCATAACTGATATTCTGCGTTTTCTAAACTTACTGCTTTCTTTCTTACAAATGCTTCAAGTTTACTGTCGTACTGCTCTATTTGTGCACCACTACGGCTTGCTTTAATTAAATCTTCTGATCTAATCATAGCAACCTGATTCATCTTATCTACCTTCTGATCGATTAGTTCCCTTAACTCTGTAATACTGTCCAGTGGCGGTGCCACAAACTCAAATACATAATTAGGTTGCCCATTCAGTGAATTCGCTACACGAATTACTGAGCCAGGTTCTGATCCAATATTATATCCATTTTCACTTANCGTATCACTGTCCGCTACAGTTACTGGATGTGCGCCATAGGATACTGCAGAGTATATCTCACCCATGTCGCCATATATTGAACGCTGAATCTGTGCTATATCAAAAATTGGTGTATGTCCTACACCATTTTGTATTTTAGTACTTTGATAAATGGGTCTTACAGGAACGTAACCCAACTCATTAGGTTGAGAAATTCTGTAATAACCAAGATCGTCGTCATCGTCTGTATCTGACCCTATAAACTCAGCCATTTCTGGAAATTCTGCAATAGAATCTGCGTCTTGAGGGGCAAATATTGTTTCAATTGTGTTTTTTGTAATGTGCTGGTATACTTCATAACCGCTTTCACTAGCAACTCTGATAACTATGTTAGTTAATTCTAAGTTATTGCTTTCATTCCAGCGATACTTCCAGTTTGTTACATCTAATGGACTATGCATTCTCCAACGTGGGTAAGGTCCGTCTGCTCCTTTTAAGCAACTTACCCAAACAATGCCATATACTGTACTAAATGTGTCTACCTGACTCATAAACTCATTAACACTATTACCTTCTCCGTCTACGTCTTTAATAAAGTCATTAATCTTTTCATCTCTGATATGCAGATGTACTTCATCAACTAGTGTTCTGCTGGGAGGGTTTCTGAATAGTATAGCATTGTATTCTGATGCGTATAGTCTTACATATGGAAAAACTGGTACGTTCTCTAACTTCTCACCATAGAAGTTACTTGCTACCTGATCGCCACCATTGTTTGCTTCTTGTGGGCTATTGGCTCTGTTTACTGTACTAGTATATACTGCTGTCTGATTACCACCACTATCAATATCATATGTATTAACAACATCACTAGGCGTGCTGTAATCAATGTCATATGCTTTTAGGTATCTTCCGTCTCTGTATTCCACACCGCCATAGTAACTGTTAGCGTTTAACTTCCAGTCATTATAATATCTGTTGTATGCTTCGTGTGAATTATTAAGGAAGTCGTAAGTGTTTATTTCTTTGGCCAAAACGTAATCTCCAAACTGTTGTTTCCATATATGGTACGACTATTTATCGTTTCTGCACATTTTTATTACATTTGTTGATATTAAGGCTTGACATATCAGATAAATGCGTTATACTAGT